TTGGCTAGAACTGTTTCGTTACCGATGAACCCATTGGCTGCTATGCCTGTGACGGATACTCGGGCTTTAGCTAAGACTGCTTCATTACCAACGAACCCATTGGCTGCTACGCCTGTGACTAGGTAACCAAACTTAATCGTAACTGCGCCAATGAAGCCACCGGCTGCTACGCCTGTTAAAGTAGTTCTGGCTTTGGCCGATACCGTAGATGTACCGACGAACCCGTTGGCTGCTACGCCTGTTACTCGGTAGCTGAACCTAAACGCAACTGTGCCAATAAACCCATTGGCTGCTACGCCTGTGGCGGATACGCTTACAGATACATTAGGTAGAGTACTAAACGGTGTAGTAGAGAGGGGAGTAAAGCCAAACATACTATAGCTCCCTCCCTAAGCTGCGGTTAGGTAAATACCATACAGGGTGGTAAATTACCCGTTAGTTGCGCTGCCGATTGCGTTACGCATCGTCATGCCGAGGATAGCCGTAATAGCTATCTGACTTGCTTCTATAGCAGAGGCATCACCAACAAGAAAGCTGGCAATAGCGCCAATGACGCCAAGGGCACCGACGATATAAGTCTTTTTACCTTTAAACTTACCCATAATCATTCTCCCGTTTCTTTAAGCCATGCCGCCACATCAAATGATGGGCAGGCTTTTCTAGTACCGGGCCAGTCGCGGTGACCGCGAATGATAATGCCCGGATAGCGTCCCTTATACGTCCTAATGAGTGTAAGGAGCGACTTCTTTTGTGCATCTGTACGGGTATCTTTAGGTTGTTTCATACCCTTATCCATACCACCAATGTAGCAGATGCCAATGTTGCCTGTGTTTGCGTTGCCTACATGCGCACCTTTTTGGTCATCGCGCAGCGTACGGTGCATAGAGCCATCAACCTCAATAACCCAGTGGTAGCTAGTCTGGCCGAACTTAGCCTTGTCCCACTCTGTAACCTGCTCATGCGTAACATGACGCCCTTCTGGCGTAGCCGCGCAGTGGATCGTGAGATATTTGACAGGACCTAGTTTTGCCATCACTCAGCAGCTTGTGGCTCAACCCAATCTGGGTTCAGCGCCCAATCAGTACCGTCGAAGGTATACTTGTTACCAACCCAATCGTCGGGGGCAGTAATACCTTCGTATATGGTTGCAGTGCTGGCGTTAAGGTCAGCGATTATGAACTCAGCCGGATCGCCAACGACGATGGTGTCCTCATTCAATACAACGACTTCTGTATCATCGAGCAGATACTTAGAGAGGTTAGTAGAATTTTCAACGATGGTTTGCATGGGCTTATCCTTTTACAATAATCTTGCTTGCTGCAACAGCTGTGCCAGCAAACACGGATGGGCTATCCGCCGTCAAGCCTAGCGCTCCGGTAGTTTGTACGAAATAAGACTGTCCCGGTGTGAGGCCAGTCTGCGCATCATCGACAGCGCCCACTACTTGGACAGTAGCCGTTTGGCCGTTCGTATAGGCACCGTTACTGAAGCCGATAAAGTTTTCAGCGGTGAGGTTGGTGCCCTTGACTGTTCCGACGATAGCAGTACCAAAGCTGGAGTTGCCGGCGTCTTGATAAGCTATGACTACTTTTTGAGAAACGCTGTCGTAAGTGGCGGAAATGTATGGGGTAGTTGCGCTCTCAAACACAACCACAGTACCAAAACTGATGCTGGTGCCACTGACTGTTCCGACGATAGCAGTACCAAAGCTGGAATTGCCAACGTCTTGATAAGCGATGACTACTCGTTGACTAAAGCTGTCGTAGGTGGCGGAAATGTATGCGGTACTTGCGCTCTCAAACACAACCGCAGTACCAAAACTGATGCTGGTGCCACTGACTGTTCCGACGATAGCAGTACCGTAGTTGGAGTTGGCTACGTCCCGATAAGCGATGACTACTCTCTGAGCGTTGCTGTCGTAGGTAGCGGAAATGTATGCGGTACTTGCGCTCTCAAACACAGTAGCAGTACCGAAACTGATGCTGGTGCCACTGACTGTTCCGACGATAGCCGTACCAAAGCTGGAGTTGCCAACGTCTTGATAAGCGATAACTACTTTTTGAGAAACGCTGTCGTAGGTAGCGGAAATGTCAAGGGTGGCCGCGCTCTCAAACACAGTCGCAGTACCGAAACTGATGCTGGTGCCACTGACTGTTCCGACGATAGCAGTACCAAAGGCGCTGTTGCCGTTGTCCCGATAAGCGATAACTACTTTTTGAGAAACGCTGTGGTATGTGGCGGAACTGTAGAAAGTGGCCGCGCTCCTAAACACAACCGCAGTACCAAAACTGATGCTGGTGCCACTGACTGTTCCGACGATAGCAGTACCGTAGTTGGAGTTGCCGGAGTCTTGATAAGCAATAACTACTCTCTGAGCGTTGCTGTCGTAAGTGGCGGAAATGTCAATGGTGGCCGCGCTTTCGAACACAACCGCAGTACCAAAACTGATGCTGGTGCCGCTCACCGTACCAACGATAGCAGTACCGTAGTTGGAGTTGGCTACGTCCCGATAAGCTATGACTACTTTTTGAGAAACGCTGTCGTAAGTGGCGGAAATGTATGTGGTATTTGCGCTCTCAAACACAGTCGCAGTACCGAAGGTCGGGCTTGAAAAAACGACTATGCCTGCCACGCTCACTGTTCCGTCAGTATTAACGATAACCGTTGAGCCGTCTGCCAGCGTTCCAGAAGCGACAGCTTGAAACGCGGGGCCGCCTGCTGCACTCGTCCATGCCGTGCCATTGCTAGTAAGGACGTTACCTGCTGTGCCGGGTGAAGTTAACCCAGTGCCGCCATTAGCGGCAGGCAGTGTGCCGTAGCCATCCGAAATAGCCTTACCAGCAGGATAGGTTACAAAGACATCCTTGGTACCTGCGGAGAAGGTAACCTTGGTCGTACCACCTGCACTTGATGCGAGCACCGTATCGCGGGATAGTGTTGTACCCGAAGCCGTGTAAGTGCCGATACCAACTTCCCACTCCGAACCTGCCGTAATAGTATAATACGTAGTATTGCCGTTACCGATAGCCGTGCCAAACGAAACATACCCGATAGGGGCCGTACCACTAAGCGTGATCGTGCCCGTACCAGTTGTCGTAGTTGTGTCCTTGACACGGTCTGCGAGAATAAGTGGCATTACATAGGGTTCCGTAGTTTATATTATGGCTGGCTATCGGCTACGCTACTAATGTTATTAAGCTTGACCAATACGAATAATTGCGTTCGCAGCATCAAATGCTGGGAAAACGATGGTGAAATCGCCTGCCGTCGAAGTCTTATCCGAACCAAAGTCCAGTACACATACCGCAGCGTTCGTCAGCGTGGTGTTCGCGTTCGAGTTAGCAGACGGCGTGGTATTATAAATAAGAGCGCCGCGAGCCGTAACGGTCGCATTGGTGAACGTAAGGTCGGTAAAGTCAGTGAAACCCGTACCATTGGTAGTCGTTGAGTTAGTTGTACCGACACCGGTACGCGTCAGCGTGCCGCCACCAGCCGTGTAGTTTGTGCCGGTCACTTCGTTGGTAGCCGAATAAGCCGTCGTGTTTGCATCAATCGTAGCTGAAGAAGTGTACATGGCTAACTTGAAAGTGTCGCCACCTGTTACACGAAAGTCGTGTACGGCGAGCATAAGTTCAGCTTTGAAACTAGTGCACATTGCTTGGGTAATTGGCATGTTAAGGCCTCCTTATATATCGAGTATGGCGGTTAGCTCTGGATGCCCCGCCTGTTTAAATTTACTTACCAGAGTTACATTATGAGACCGAATTGCTTCGTGCATATAAAACACAATTACTTCCCGTATATTTTCTCGGAAAGCTTCGGCCTGATCGCGGATAGCTGGGTGTGTCTGACTACCTACGTACATGATCTTGTCTAATGCGCGGTCAGCAATTTCTTCAGGCGTAAACCCACGGTTATCCGAGGTCATTACCATAACGTTTCCGATATTACCTGCTGCTAAATCAAACATCTATACTACCTCACTGGGTACCGTACTTGCGGAGTCCGATACATATCTTGACGGTTCTTGCCTTCGCCCAGTTGCTTCAGCATACCCATCGCTTCGTTGTAGCGCTTTTGGTATTCAGCAATAACGTCAGCTTCGCCTTTCATGAACGTATACGCTTCTAATAGCGCGCCGTAAAGTAAAACGCTCTCAAAGTTATCACCTAACCACGTCGAACCTGCAACCGTAATCGACGGCGGGTAGTAGAAATAGTGAAGTTCTGCGCCGTAATTTTGGTCTGGGGTAGGTCCAAGGATGAAGGAGTTCACATCAAAGAAAGCGTAGTGAGTTGGCGGTCCCGTCACATTTGGATTAGGGAAGGACGAACGAATAAAGCTCACATCTTTATTCAGCAGGAACTCGTACGACCCAGTATTTGCGTCAATCAACGCGATTGAAAACGTAGCAAGCCAATCCGAAGGAACAGAAAGATATTTGTTGTTGGCGGTCACGCTGCCGGTGACGTTCTTCCGTAAGTCCAGAAGTTGGACTGAGTTGAAGATGCGCTCTTCGGCGTTAACGATGAAAATATCAATTTGCTCAGTCGAAGTGAGTCCACCCGACCCTACCGTATCCGGAAAGTCGTTTTCGGTGTAACCCTTAATTGCTTCGACGAGTTCAGCGTAATTCATTAGCCAAGCTTCTTGCTGCTGTGTGTACCCTTGGTAGCCGCACCCGTACCGCGAGTCTTCACAGTCTGAGTGTTAGCTACGTTGTTAGGATAGCCTGAGTTGTTCTTCACAATAGGCACCGTTTT